ATAGCCTATTTGTGTTCTAGTAGTGCCTGGCGTAATTTATTTGAACCACCAACTCTTACATTGATGATGCCGTTGTAGTATTCGTCTGTTTCTAATACACGCCTGTCAAATTGTTCTCGTGCTTCAATGTAACTCATTTCTGCTCTGCTTTTGCAGTAATAAAGTATTTCACGAGTAAAATTTTCTTCGCCTAAGTTTTTTACATCTTCGTTCAGTTTATCTGAACTTCCCCAGTATTCACGCCAATCGCTTTCTTTATAGCCTCGACGTTTGTTCTTTTTGCCTTTTAATGGTGGCTTGGTTGTTTTAAATTTTGCTAACTTCTTGCCTACGTATTTTTGTTGTGTTTTTAAATTTGTAATTAGATATACAAAGCCTTCGTATTCATCTGCAATAGTTTCAACAGGTTTGCCTTTATATGTCCAACTCATACATTATGTATCGTTGGTTATTTGTCTTTTTGCCATTTTTGATCTTGTCTGTAGCCTTGTAATACTTCGTTGTAAGTTGCCTGAATTTCATCTTGTCTTTGTTTTGCTAGATATATTAGTGTTCTTAAATGCCTTCTTGCTGCTCTTTTTGTTCTATCACTAGGACGTCTTTCAAACTTTTCGTTTGCTTCAAAATATTCCAAGTATACTTTTACCAACTGGTCGTGTGTGTCGTCGCTCATTCAATTATTTCAACATCGTTTTCATATGAAGTAAAGCCATTTTCTTTTACAACTTTTAAAACATGATTAACTCTACCAACCAGTTCATCCTTGTGTGAAATAAGGAAAACATTTTTATTACGTTCACGACCCATTTTTTTAAGTACATGTAACGCATTTTCAACACCAGCAGTGTCCATACCCGAGTCAATTAGCTCGTCGATAAACATTAAATTAATACCTTGGTACAATGATTCCCATACATCACGGAATGCAAAACTCATTCCTAGTATTAGCCTATTGCGTTCGCCTCGAGATAAGTTATCAAAGTCCAAGTCTTGTCCTAGTTGTGTAATCTCAACTGACAAATCGTTTTGGAATTTTACTTGATGTGGTAAGCCTAGTCGGTCTAAATAATGTGTGAGCCTATTGTTCAAGTACGCCAAGTTTTGATCAATGATCTTTTTGCGGATGAACGAGTCTTTGTTTGTCAAAAGTTTTAATAGAAACTCTTGATGGTCCTTCAAACTGTTTAAATCATTTATTGTATCCCAAACAACTTCTTGAATTGCTGTATTATTCAAGTCGTCGATTTGTGTTTGATACGGATCTTCTTCTTGCTGTTTACTTAGCAAAGTATTACGCAAGTTATCTACGTTGTTTCGATGTTCGTATGCCTCTTTTGCACTTTCATAAAATGTATTTGGGCGTCCGTTAATGTCTCCTATCTCGGTTAACAAACTCATAGTAGCTTCTAGTTTATTAGCTACTTCAGATTGATACGTGATAGCATCATTTAATTCTTTTTGCTTGCGTGTTTCGATTTCCGCTTTCTTGTCCGCATGAAGCGTTTGACCGCAAGTGTAACAAATAGCATCGTCAAGTTCTTTGATATCCTTTTCTGCTTTGTCAACACCTTTGGTTGCTCGCATTAATGCTGTTTCAAGTGTTGCTTTTTCTTTATTCAAACTAGTTATGCGATTATTCAGCTCTGTCCAGTTAGTAAGTTGGTCGTGTGCTTCTAATTCTGCATCAATGTCTAGTTTTTCTAGTTCTTCTATAGCAGATTGCAGTTTTTTTACATCTTCTTTGCGTTTTGCTTCCCATGCACGTTGTCTTCCTACAAGAGTTTGTATGCTTTGTTCGATTTTCTTGTTACTTGTTTCGATTGCATTGATTCTCATAGTCTCTTGTGTTATAGCATCTTTGGTTTGTTTAACTTTTTCTTTCAGCAAGTCTGCTTTTTCGGTAAGGATAGTAATGCCAAGTAACTGTTCAATGATTGCACGTTGATCATTTGCTCTCATACTCAAGAAAGGCTCTGTATAAGTGTTCAATGCAAGTATATGTTTGAACATATCATGACTCATACCTAACAATTCACCAATTGACTCTTGTGTTTTACGACTATCACCTTGTGATTCGTCTATATCTTCTTTTTGTTCATGGTCATTTATGTAAAACTTAAGAACATTTGGAGATCGGCCACGTTCAATACGATATTTGTTACCGTTTTTCTCAAAGTTTAGAGTAACTAACATGCCTTTGCTGTTGGTCTTGTTAATCAAGTTGTTACGCTTGATGTTTGTTAGTGCTTGACCGTACAATGCGTAAGACAGTGCGTTGATTATGGTTGTTTTACCTGTACCGTTTCGTGATCCAGTGTCGTCTCCACCTTGATCAAGGTTTTCACCAAGTACTAGTGTTAGTTGTTCTTCGTTAAAATCTACAGCTTGGGTAACATTACCCACACTCATAAAGTTTTTAACTGTTAAGTCTTTTACTTTTATCATTCTAATCCATTATATATGTCTAATAGTAACGATTTGTTGAAGTTGTCACTATCGATTGCAAGTATCTCGTTGCTAACAATCTGATCTACGCTTTCAAATTGTTCAATATCCAAGTCTGTAGTAATTTCTTCTAGATGTTTTTGAGGTATAAGTGTTATTTCTCTACAATTATATTGATCCATAAAAGTTTCCTTGATGAAACTTGCCTCTTCATAGCTAATATCAATATCTAGGTTAACACGCAAGTACATTTTACTTTTTATAAATGTATCTTTCTCATCAATCAACTGTGATAACTTGACTGTACGGTACTTAGGACACTCTGACCAGTTGACATATTCCGGTTCTGCATTGTTCTCACGGTCTAATATCATCATACCACGGTCATCATCCCACGCATCAGCATAGTTGTGTGGGAAAGCATTACCAATGTAATGGATCTTGCCCTGTTTCTGACGCTTGTGGAAGTGTCCTGAGAACACATACTCTTGGTTCTTGAAGTGTTCCGACTTTAGTTCACCGTGATCTGGCATCTGCACCATAGCATTCATGTAAAACGATGGTAGTTCGAAGTGTCCAAACAAGTATTTGGCTTGTAACTTCTCAATTCGGCGCCATTCATCACCTACTAACCAAGGAACCAGTGCTACATCTTCTATAACTTGAATACTATCTACTACTGTGATACCAGGAATGTGCTTTGCAAACTCAGTTGACTTCACATCACGCTTGTCTTTGTAGTATAAGTCGTGATTACCGGCAAACATATAGAACTGTTCAAAGGCATTACCTAGTTTTTCCAACAACCTAATGGTTGTATCCATAGTTGTAAGGTTTAAACTGTTCCTATTATGGTGCCAGTCACCGCAAAAGATACCTGTTTCGCAGTTATTTGCTTTTGCTTGTTCAATATACCAATCGATATAGTCTTCACAATCTTGATTGTGTATTCGTGAGTTACCCTTCATACCCAAATGTATGTCAGTAAACACTGCTGCTTTTTTAAACAAAATAATTATCCTTACAATTGCACGTTAATTGTATGATAACGATTAAACTAAGTCAACCGTTATTTTTTTCACGTCTTAGTGCTGCTTCCCATTCTCCGGAGTGCAATCTTGTATGACTTGGATTCATATCATTCATTTCAAGTATGTCATCACGTATGTTTTGATTGCGTTTTTCTAAATTAATGACACGCACAAAGCTATTAGTAACAGCAGCGGTATAATAAGCAAAAGGATTGTTGGATTTAGATTCATCAAATTGTAGTCCTATTTGTGAAAGTTGTAAAATAGCCTGGCCTTTCATTTCGTCGTTGTAAGTATAACCACGAACATTGCCTCTAGTTGCATATCTATCAACTAGTTTTAACCACATCATTGCTAATTTGTTTGTAGCCATACCGTGTGTTTTGTCAAAATGTCCATTTTCCATGCCACCTGTCCAATGACTTTTACCTACACATATTAAATTGTCTTCTTCATCAAACTTATAGTGTTGAAAAGGAGGAAAGTTTAGTTTTGTTTTAGTATCTGCTATAGTTTTAGGGTTTTTCTTTCTACCAGGCTCTTCTGGAATATGATCAAATGTCATAATTCTAAAAATTAGTTCTTGTTTTTTAATTGTTTTGTAATCAACTTCGCAATCTGCCATCTTTGTCTTTTTGTTAATAGCTTTTTGTTGTTCGTATTCACGTTGACTCATTAATTTGGCTTTATTTCTTTTGGCTTCTGCAATTGTGCGTATGTTTATTTTGTCAACACTTGGTAAAATTATATCATAATTTGCATATTCGGGACTTACATAGCTGCAAAATGTTGCTTTTGACTTATGTATCTCAGCTAACATGTCTTTGTTGTTTAAATAGTTTACTCTTTTCATATATTTTTCCTAATCTTAACTTTATTATAATACACGCACTTTATTTTGTCAACTAAATACAATATAGGAGAATACCATGACTACAAGAGTAAGTTCGCCTTCTTCGTTTGCAGGCAACCAACCAAATAATAATACACCTATAGCAGACTTTTTAGGAAATGTGAATAACCTAATGTCTAGTTTTAGGGCAAGAAACATATCACCTGGTGCAGAACCTCAAAGTGCTAATGCTGCACAGGCAAGTTTTTCCTATACAAATGATTACACAGATGATTGGAGAGTACGAGTCTCAGTTCCGTCATCTGGTGCATTTGCAAGTAGTCCTATTCTTTCTCCTTTAAGAGATACAAACAACTCCTTAGTATGGCCAACTGTGCCTACAGTATTACTTAGCCAATCTGCTAATTATAATGAACTGTCTCATGTACACAATAATTATGTTTTTCCGCAATACGAAAGCAGTAGAGTTGAAGATATACAAATTGCAGGCCAGTTTCCTGTGCAAAATGCAAATGATGGAAAATATTGGATAGCAGCAGTTCATTTTTTACGCAGTGTAACCAAAATGTCTTACGGTCAAACCAGCAACAAAGGTGCTCCACCGCCGTTGTTAAGATTAAATGGTTATGGTGATTATGTATTAAAAAATATTCCAGTGCTTTGTACATCATTTACTGTTGATCTTCCTGCAGATGTTGATTATATACGTAGTGAATTTGCAACTGGAGCAGACATTGACGGTTTTGGTTTAAGTAACAACGGAATGGTTCCTACACTAAGCACAATTACATGTGTGTTCAAAGTTGCATACAGCAGAAACAAAGTAAATCAATTTAGTTTAGATGATTTTGTTAATGGCAATTTAATTGATCAAGGATATTTATAATGGCAGAATACAGTAATGCAAGTCCTTATGCTATAACTCCTACTGCAAAAGACGGAACATTAGGCTATTTTAGCATTCGACCTGTTCCGGCACAGGATGATGATTTAGTTTATACTATCGAACCACAATACGAAAACCGTCCTGACCTGTTAGCTTATGATTTATATGGAAATAGCAAGCTCTGGTGGGTGTTCACACAGAGAAATATGGATATAATAGAAGATCCTATCAATGATTTTAAGGCAGGAACTGAAATATTTTTGCCTAAGAGTTCAAATATTAAAAGGGTATTAGGAATCTAATGTCGTTACTCAACCCTCTGCATCAGTTCAGTACATTTAACACTATCTTTACTTTGTCTGTTTTGACAGCTGGAGAAGTAAATTCTCCTAATACAACTTACAAAGTTAGAGAACCTAATCACGTACTTTTAAGATCGGGCGGTGGAGCAACAAATAAAACAACAACGTACTATGAAGATAGACTAGGAATTAAACTTGAATATTTTATTGATAATGTAAACATTGAAAGTTTAGTCACAAATAATAGTAAAACAAGAAGTTCTAACGCTACTGCAATAAGTTTTGATGTAATTGAACCATACAGTATGGGATTGTTTTTACAAACACTTGCTATTGCTGCTAAAGAAGCATACGGAAACGAATATGTAAACTATTTAGATACTCCTTATTTGCTTACAATAGAATTTATTGGGTATGATGATGATGGAAATCCTATTGCTATACAAGATAACTTAACTAGACACTTCCCAATCCAACTTACAGATATGCAGTTTGATGTTAGTCAAAGCGGAAGTCAATATTCAGTTGAAGCTATACCTTGGAATGAAACTGCATTTTTTGATCAAATCGAAAGAACCAATGCAGATATCCAAATCACTGGCAGAACTGTTGCTGAAGTATTACAAGATGGGCCATATAGTTTAAGCACTGTTCTTAATGCTAATCTAGCTCGACAGGTAGCAGAAGGAAAAGAAGTAGAAGCTGATAGTGTTGCTATTATATTTCCTCAAAGTATTACATCATCTAACAATTTAGGCACATTACAAGCAACACAAATAGATGCTGCACAACAAAATTTAAATATTGATGATGCAGGAGTACCTGGTGCAGTAATTACAGGTTTTAAAACAGGAGTTCTAGACAGTGGTGTAGGTCAAAATACAGTTGATCCTTCGATTAAAAATTATGTAGACAATTTTATTAGAGAACAAAGCGATGATTTTTCAGTTGCAGAGTCAATAGGCTTAAATGATTTTGGTGCAGCTAAAATTATTGATGGATTTCAAGAACCAGGTAAAACACCTATGCCGTTTGAAAGTGATCAATACAAAAATGATGTGTTTTATAGGAGTGATGTTACACTAGATAATGAACTACGTGTTTATAATTATGGTCAAAATACAAAAATAACTAAAATCATCGAAGATGTGATATTAAGCAGTAAATGGGGTCAAGGATTGACTAGTGTCTCGCCGGACGCAAACGGATATGTTGATTGGTTTAGAGTACAAAGTAAGGTTTTACTCGATAGCGATAAAACACAGCAAAGACATAGTGGTAGATTAGCAAGAACGTACATATATGAAGTGGTTCCGTATAAGGTACATATGAGCACCATTCAACTTCCAACTACCGGCGGTCCAGGATATGGTCCTATGCAATCTGCAGTAGCAAAAGAATACAATTACATCTATACCGGTGAAAACAGTGATATACTTAATTTTGATATTAGATTAAATGCTGCTTTCTTTGTTGGTTTAAAAACAGATATCGGTAACATAAACAATGAACACGCTACAGGAGCAACACAAGATCATTCAAAGCAACAAGACGTTGAATATGTTCAAGTAGGTACAGGCAGCGGCGTAGAAAATCCAGGAGGATTAGGTAAAACTGGAAATGTGTTAAGTTCTAATACTAGTAGTGCCGGTGGCAATGGCATATCTAATAGTAAAATTAGTGCAGCACAACAATTTCATAATTTAATTATTAATAGTGATGTTGATTTATTAGAATTAGATTTAGATATATTTGGAGATCCTTATTTTATGGCAGATAGCGGAATGGGAAATTACAATAGCCCTGAAGCTACACTATTTTTAAATGGAGACGGAACTTTAGATTATCAACGGAGCGAAACAAGTGTAATAGTAAACTTTAGAACACCTATAGATTACAATGATAATGGTGGTATGTATTTTCCAGAAGATCAATCTGTAGCTGTTGATGCGTTTAGTGGATTATATAGAGTATTGTCTATTACAAATACAATCAATGGTGGTAAATTTACCCAAAGATTAAACCTTCTTAGATTAAGAAACCAAGACGAAGTACCAGAAGAAGAAAGTACACCAATTCTACAAGATGGTGCCAGTGGACCATATTCGCCGTTTGGTTAAGGAAAACAAATGACACAAGATAACACAAAAAACAATCAGGTTACTAGAACGCAAGAGGATCCAAATGCGGCTAAAAAATATGGATTTAAAGTTGGTAGAATTGTAAGTCATTTAGATCCTCATTATATGGGATCATTAAAAGTAACATTAATCAATTTTGATACAGCTGGTAATGAATTAGAAGATGAAGGCGAAACTGTTGATGTTGAATATGCTCCAGTGTTTTATGGAACTACACCTGCAGAACACCTGACTCCTGGTGATACTTATGCTGACACACAACAAAGTTATGGTTTTTGGGCTGTTCCTCCTGATGTAGGTTCTAGAGTTTTATGTGGGTTTGTTGATGGTGATATTAATAGAGGCTATTGGTTTGCATGTATACAAGATAGATACATGAACTTTATGGTACCAGGAGCGCAACCAGCAACAGAATACTATAAAGGCAAACCACCTGAAGGAGTAAAAGGTAAAAAATTACCAACAGCTGAGTATAATAAAAAGACAGATGGCGATAAACAAAAAGATCCAACAAAAAATAAAAAAGCACTTAATCTTAAATTTATAGAAAAATTAAAAGAAAGCGGATTAGCTGAAGATGACATACGGGGTATAACCAGCACAAGTGCAAGACGTGAAATACCTAGTGCAGTTTATGGAATAAGTAGTCCAGGTCCTTTGGATAAAGCAGGTCCTAGGGCGCAACGTGGTACAAAAAATGGTAAAGCAATTGTTCCAAAAAGCAGACTAGGCGGACAAAGTATCACAATTGACGACGGTGATGATAAAAGATTACGTAAAGGTCCTGCAGACAGCGTTCCTTATGAATATATTGATCAAGAAGCTAGTGGTGGAGGTGATAAAGCTATACCTCATAATGAAATGGTGCGTTTAAGAACACGTACCGGTCATCAAATATTACTTCATAATAGTGAAGATTTAATTTATATTTCAAATGGCAGAGGTACTAGCTGGATTGAACTTACCAGTAATGGTAAAATTGATATCTATGCACAAGATAGCATAAGTGTACACAGCGAAAATGATATAAATTTTGTTGCTGATAGAGATATTAATTTAGAAGCAGGTAGAAATATTAATACAAACGCAGTGCAAAATCAATATCACACAGTTGGTAAAAATATTGAAAACCGTGTAGGAGAAACATACAAAACTAGTGCTGCAAAAAACATTGAACTATATGCAGTTAAAGACAATTTTGTAACAGCAGGAGAAAGAAATTTATTTAACAGTTATCTGCAAACATATATTACAGCACTCCAAGATATGCACGTTTTAACAGAAAAAAATCTGTTTAGTCATTCATTTGAAAACACACATATCACAGCAGACAAAAGTGTATTCATTAATGCAAAAGAAGGTTTTGAAGGTATTTCTGGTAGCGGAAGTATGAAATTAAAAGTTGGCAGCAATATGGAAATACTTGTAGCTGAAACTACTAAAATTACCAGTGGAGGAAATTTAGAAACACTTACAACTGGTAATACAAATATAACTAGTAGCGGAAATAGTAATATAAACAGCAAAGGACATTATGAAACAGCTAATCCGATACATATGAACGGTCCTACAGCAACTAAAGCAACAGCAGCTACAGAAGCAACTGAGGCAACTGTCTCAGAAGAATCAGAAATAATTGAAGAGGTTGCATTAGCAGCACTATTTCCTGCAAGAGTTCCACAACATGAGCCGTGGAGCGGCCATGAAAATTGGGATCCTATGGCAGTTACACCAGATAAAACAGAAGCAAAACCAGATAGCCAAGATATTCACATTCCTGTTGAAGACGAATCAAGGCTTGCAACAGATCGATCATTGATTAGTGACGTTTGGGACAGCGGAGAAGGTATCAAATATCCTGAAATTCCAAAACGTGACAGATAAGGGGGCAATATGAGTATTGTAAGAGACAGTAATGGAAATCCTGTTAGAGATAGTAGGGGCAATCCAGTAAGAAGTACACCACAAGTATTTGGTGTAAACAACGGAAGTGTAAGCACTGCTCCAATTGGCAATCCTTTAAGAGCAATAAACAATACTCTAAACGATTTAGGTATAAATTTAGGAGGCCAAAATTTAGATTTTCGTAGTGCGCAAAATTTTAGTCGACAAGCAAGCCAAACTGTTGTGAATACTTTAGGAAATAACGGGTCTGTAAATATTAACGCAAATGGTTTATTTGCTAGAGTAACTAAAGATAATGCTAGTTTTGGGTTTGATAACGGTAATGCAGGAGTTATAATACAAGATGGTCAACTAGGAGGATTTAGAGTTGGTAGTGCTGGTGTAGGATTTCAAGATGGAAAGATACAAGGAATAACAGCAGGTCCATTAAGTTTGGGTTTTGATAGTAACGGCAATATCAGTGGAGGTAATATTACATCAGGTCCCCTTAGTTTAAGTTTAACCGAAGGCGGTATAAGTGGAGGAATAAACACAGGCCCATTAAATTTTCAATTTGGACCTCAAGGTATTACTAGCGGATCATTTAATGCAGGCGGAATAAGTGCTAGTTTTGGTCCAGGCGGTTTCGGAATAGGCGGCAGTGTAGGTGGACTAAACTTTAGTATAGGCAGCGGCGGATTTAATTTAAGTCTAGGCGGAAGTTACTTTGGCTTCGGCGGCGGAGGTCCTCATACAGTTGGCGGAAATGGCACAGGCGCAATAGATAGATATCAAAAAGAGAATCCTACCCAAGTAACCAATCCTGGAGAAAGTGCAGTTGAAATAACAATTGATACATTTTTAAAAGGTGCTGGAGGAGCATCTGGTTTAGGAGGATTAATATCAGGCTTATTAGGAACAGTAGCTGGCGGCGCTTTGCTTGCAAACTTGTCAGGTGATTTGCTAAAAGCAGTTGGAGGTGCGTCTGGAGCACTAGGTGATGCTTTAGGAAAATTAGGTGGTGCAATTGGCGATGTTGTAGGTGATTTTGCTGGAGGTTTAGGTGATGCATTAAATGGAATACCAGGCATAGGACCTTCATTATCTGCATTTGGCCAAGGAATTGGAAATTTAGTTGGTGAAGTTGGTGATGCAATACTTGATGCGCCTACACCTGTACAAGATATTATAGCAGGTGCGTTTGCTTCAAAGCTAACAGGACAACCTATAGTTTTGACAGCAAACGAAAGAGGACAGATTACAGCAGGTTTACAGTTTGATTCACCTATAGGTTCTTTAGCATTGAATTTAGGAGAAGCAACACGAACTCTAATTAATGGTGCAACAGACAATAATATTACAAATACTGGTAGTCTTCTAACACTGACTAGTGCATCGAATAATTTATCTTTTATTGCAAATAATAACATAACAAGCACTGGAAGAATTGGCACTAATGTATCACGCAATATTGTATTAGATCGCAATGGTAATCCTGTAACAGATAGTAGTGGAAATGCAGTAACTAGTGGATAGGTAAATACGTTATGGTACAAAAAATATATAAAAATACTTCTGTAGGAACTAACACAAAACAATCACCTGTAAAAAGCAAATCTTACAGAGGAGTTAGTACTGTTAACCGTCCTAAAAAGTTTAAAATTTATGATTTAGAATTAATAAAACAAGATATATTAAATCATTTTCATATACGTCAAGGTGAAAAACTTGAAAATCCTACTTTTGGAACAATCATATGGGATATACTTTTTGAACCATTAACTGATGATTTAAAATTAGCAGTTGAAAAAAATGTTACAGATATAATCAACTATGATCCTAGAGTAAGTGTTGATAAAGTTGCTATAGATAGTTACGAAAATGGCATACAAGTTGAAGTGCAACTTACATATCTTCCTTACAGTATAAGCGAACAACTTAAATTAAGATTTGATCAAAATGCAGGTTTAATTTAAACTGCGTATATTATTCAATGCGATAAATATTACTGTATTAAAGGAATATCTCTATGGCTATAACTGATAGACAAAACAAATTGCTCAAAGCTGAAGATTGGAAGCGTATATATCAAACTTTCCGTAACGCTGATTTTAAGAGCTACGATTTTGACAATCTACGCAGAACAATGATTAACTATCTGCGTGAAAACTATCCTGAAGATTTTAATGATTATATTGAAAGCAGTGAATATATTGCATTAATAGATTTGATTGCATTTTTAGGACAAAATATCAGCTATCGTGTTGATCTTAATGCAAGAGATAACTTTATAGAACTTGCCGAACGTAGAGAAAGTGTGTTAAGACATGCACGTCTTTTAAGTTATAATCCAAAAAGAAACAAGCCTGCAAACGGTTTATTAAAAATTGTAAGCGTTAGCACAACAGAATCTATAATTGATAGTAATAATATTAATGTTGCTAACCAAAGTATACTTTGGAATGATAATACAAACTCTAATTGGCAAGAACAATTTACAAGAATTTTAAATGCTGCACTACCGGCACAAAATGGTATTGGTAAACCACTAAAAGATGGCAGCGTTAACGGTGTATCAACACAGCTTTATAGATTTAATGGAACAAGTAATACTGTTCCTGTTTATGAATTTTCAAAATCAATTGATAATAAAAAAGAAAGTTTTGAAGTTGTAAGCACCAATTTTGACAATAATAAAATATATGAGGAAGCGCCATTACCTGGTAATAACTTAGCATTTTTATATAGAGATAATGGCCAAGGCCCTGGTAGTACAAACAGTGGATATTTTTTACATTTTAGACAAGGTAAACTTTTAAACAACCAATTCCGTTTAGATGTAGCTGCACCGCATGAAACCGTTGATGTAAACACAGCAAACATCAATAACGATGATGTTTGGCTTTACAAATTAAATACTGATGGCAACGAATCAGATTTATGGAATAAAGTTGATGCAGTAGAAGGCAACAACATTGTTTACAATAGTTTAGAAAAAAATATAACAAATATTTACACTGTGTTAACAAAAGTAAACGATACAGTAAGTCTTGTTTTCAGTGATGGTGTTTTTGGCACTATTCCAAAAGGTAATTTTAGAATTTATTATAGACAAAGTGCTAATCGTCCAATTAGAATTATTCCTGCAGAATTTACTGGTGTAAATGTAGTTGTACCTTATATTAGTAAAGCAGGAAAAGTAGAAAAGATTTCTTTAGTTCTTGAACTACAAAGCACTATTACAAATGCTACAACTAGCGAAACTAATGCTAGTATTAAACAAAATGCACCTTCAAATTATTATACACAAGATAGATTGATAACTGGTGAAGACTATAATGTTGGTCCTTTAAGTGTAAGCCAAGAAATTGTAAAAACCAAAAGTGTTAACCGAACTAGTAGTGGTGTTAGTAGATATTTTGATTTGAGAGATTCTACAGGAAAATATAGCAATACTAATTTGTATGGCAACGACGGTTTAATATATAGAAATTATTTAAATGAAAAATTAAACTTTGAATTTGTTAATCAAACTGACATTGAATTTTTTGCTAGGAATACAATTATTGAACTTATAAAAAATAGTAAAATGCGTAATTACTATTTAGATAAATTTCCTAGAAATGAAACTATTGCAAATTTTGGATTGACCTGGAATAAAGAAACATTTGATTTAAATCGTTGTACTGGTAAATTTATTGATACTGATGGTATTACTGCTACTCTTGGTAGTTTTACAAGTGGACTTTTAACATATATTAAACCTGGTGCTTATTTGAAATTTGAAGCACCTGTAGGATATTATTTCGATAGCACTGATAATAATAAACTTAAACAGGGCACTGCAACTGTTAAAGGTGCTATAACATATAAATGGATAAAAGTTATTAGTGTATTTGAAAATGGAACTACTAACGATCCAGATACTAATTTAGGTCCTGTAATTATTAATGATAACATTGAAACTGGCAGTAAGCTAGTAGAAATTATCCCAGTTCTTACAAAATCATTAGATGACGATACAATTAATTTGTTTGTAGAGCAGATGTTTGCTTTTAAACGTTTTGGATTACGTTATGATTTTGAAAAAAGCAGATGGGATATAATACTCGATAAAGATTTAAGTTCTAGCCAAGAATTTAGTTTAAGTAGTACCGGAGATATATCTGGAAGAAACTTAGATGGCAGTTGGCTAATATTGTTTGAAAACAACGGTGTATATTATACTGTTACATATAGAGGTTTAAAATACATATTCAGTAGTTTAGACGAAATACGTTTTTACTTTGATAAAGTTGATAAAATCTATGATAGCAGAACACAAAGAATTGTAAAAGATAAAATACAAATTTTAAATATTAATAATAAACCTTTTGCTCTAGATTATTTTACAACTGACATTGATTGGCAAATAGTTTCTGATTATATTAATATTGACAATTATGTTGATAGCACTAAAATAGAAATTGACTTTTTTGATTCAGACGACGATGGTGTTGTAGATAATCCTGATATTTTTACTGATTTTGTTGCTATAGATAATAATAGTTACGTTTATGAAAAGAAAATGTCTACCGGAGATACCGAAGCGTTTTATGCGATAGATAATGCTGTCGAAGGTATTATTGATACGTTTGAACTAGAACAAAACATCGGTGCTTTAAGTCAATATGATGAAGGTACAGTATTCTATTTTAGATCCACTGATATTTTTAAAAGGTTAGAAAGTAATAGACTAATTATTGATGATAGATATAGAGCGTATATCGGAAGAGATAATATTAAGTTTAGATATTATCATGCTGCTAATGAGAATCGCAGATTAGATCCAAGTGTATCAAATATGATTGATACATATCTTTTAACTAGATCTTATGATACAGAATATAGGAAATGGATAGGCAATGAAATCAGTGATAAACCGTTGCCTCCAAGCAGTGATGAATTGTTTATCCAATATGGACAAGAAATTAATCAACGCAAAAGTATCAGTGACGAAGTAATATATGATCCTGTAAAATACAAAGCATTATTTGGTAGTAAAGCACCGGTTGATTTACAAGCAAAAATTAAAATTGTAAAAAACAATGAACAAGTATTAAATGACAATGATATTAAGGCACGTGTAGTTTCTGCTATTAATACATTTTTTAGTTTAGAAAATTGGGACTTTGGAGAAACTTTTTATTTTAGTGAATTATCTACTTACATAGTTTCAACATTATCTCCTGATATTGCAAGTATAGTTTTAGTTCCAGTACAAGAAAATCAAAGTTTTGGAAGTTTATATGAAATCAAAGCAGAAAGTGATGAAATATTTGTAAGTGCAGCAACAGTTAATGACATTGAAATTATTGATGCAATTACAGCAACACGCTTAAAAGCCACAGGCACAATTGTTACCGCAACTAACACACAAAACGTTAATATTCAAAGCAGTACATTAAGTGAATAATAGAGGAATATCAAAGTATGGCATATAACGACCAGCAACAAGAATTTCCAGTTGGTGATAACAGGAAGAAGAGTAGCAAATTTTTACCTCGTTATTTTAGAACAAGTACCAATGAAAAACTTACAGGTTCTACTATAGACCAACTTTTTTCAACAGGCGCAGTTGAAAAAATAAATGCATTTGTAGGTAGAAAAAACGCCAAAGCTAATATTAACAACAGCACTTATCTTACAGAAATAAACTCATTAAGACAAAATTATCAGTTAGATCCTAGTATCAATATCAAAGATGATTTGGATAATGTTGTATTTCATAAAGATTACATTGACTATATTGGTCAATTAAACAGTTTTTACAGTAATACAAAAAATCAAAGCAAATTAAATGAACAAGAAATATATTCTTGGAATCCAAATATTAACTTTGATATGTTTACAAATTTCCGTGAATACTATTGGTTACCAAATGGGCCTCAAACAGTTACAGTTACAGGTAATCAAAGAAACGTAGTAAGCACTTACAAAGTAAGTGTTGTAGATGACGGTGATAATTTTGCATATGTTTTTACTCCTGATAAACTTACTAGAAATCCACTACTTACATTATACAAAGGACAAACATACAGATTTGAAATTAATACTCCGGGACATCCTTTTGCATTTGCAATAAGTAGAGAATTTTTACCTGGTTTAACATATGAAGACAGTGTTAGAAATGAAAGCACACTTTATACAACTGGAATTACAACTACAAATGCAGATGTTGATGGATATGTAGAAAATGGTATTATAGAATTCACAATTGCAGATAACACACCAGATAGTTTATTTTATATTAGCAAAGAAGATATTAATACAAGTGGACTTCTTAATATAGCAAGTATTGAAGAAAACACAGTATTAGATGTTGATAAAGAAATAGTAGGAAAAACAACATATACTACAGGGCAAGGCTGGAGTTTGAGCAACGGTATGAAAATTACTTTTGCAGGAAATATTACACCAGAAAAGTATTCTTCGGGTGAGTTTTATGTTGAAGGTGTTGGAAAAGAAATAGTACTTATACCACTGGAAGATTTAACAACTGTAGATTTATTATCAGATGACGAGAATGTTCCATTTGATGTATATGGATTTGATAGATTGCCGTGGAGTACTACAGTAGGATATCCTGCGGTAAAAGATTACATTATTAGTAATAGATCAAGTAAAGATAAAAATCCTTGGGCACGTTATAACAGATGGTTCCACATTAGTGTCATCAATGAAAGTGCAAATATTAACAAACAGGATTATATTTTACCTGAAAATAGTAGAGCAAAACGTCCTATCATTGAATTTGCTCCTGGTATTAAAATGTGGCATAATGGAACAGTATGCAAAACACCTATTGATTTAATTGATGATTGGACAAAAGACGTATTTTCTATTATAGAGGGCAGAGAAGGTTATAATATTGATAATGTCGATGTTGTGGATGGAATGCGTATCTTGTTTACAGCTGACACAGATCCTCAAGTTAAAAATAAAATTTACAAAGTAGAATTTATAAAGTTTCAAAACAAAACACAAATTTCTTTAGTAGAAGAGCCAGATGCTTTACCAAATGAAGATGAAATAGTTTTAGTTACTAGCGGAAAAATAAATTCTGGAAAACAGTATTTTTATACAAATGGATCGTGGAAAAAAGCACAAGAAAAAATCAGTGTAAATCAAACTCCGTTGTTTGATATGTTTGATGAAAATGGAATTTCTTATGGTGATGAATTCTATACAAGCAATGACTTTGTAGGAAACACAATCTTTTCATATAAGCAAGGGTCGGGATCAAACGATAGTGAATTAGGATTTCCAATAAGTTATAAAAATATTGATAATGTTGGTGATATAGTTTTTGAATTTAATTTGTTAAAACAAGTTAACACTTATATTGTAGATGATGAAACAGTAAACTTACCGTCAAACAAAGGTTTCCTAAAAATCACAGACAGTTATAATGCTGAAGAAAGTTTTACAAATGCTTGGAAAAAGCACTATAAGAAAAGTTCTCAAGCAGTAATATTGGATTATCAAGGCAATGAGCAAACAAACAATTACGAAATCAACTGTTTTGAAAAAAGCGAAAGATTAAATGATTTACAATTAAAAGTATTTACAAATCGTAAATTTTTGAAACTAGGCACAGATTATACCCTAACTGCAAATGCTAGAGAAAATGTTGTTATTAATTTAGTAGAAGATATTGCTGAAAATGACAGACTTATAATCAAGTGTTATAGTGAATCTGAAAAAAATTCTAATGGTTATTATGAGACTGCATATAACCTTGAAAGAAATCCTAATAATTTGGATGTTACTGAATTTACTATTGGCGAAGTAAATGATCATGTTCAAACAATTGTTGAGAATATTGACAACTTTAACGGAATACATCCAGGTGTAGGAAATTTACGAGATTTAGGACCTATAGAAATTTATGGTGATAGATTTGTTACACATTCAGGACCAATTGGATTACCGTTATATCATTTAACATCAAAAGAACACAATGTTGTAAACAGTATAAAACTGGCATTAAGAGAATATAGTAAATTCAAAAGAGAGTTTTTAAGAATTGCCACATATGATGGATATAATAATACAATTGTAAAACATGTTGATTATTTGTTAGGTCAGTTTGCAAGTAGCAAAACTCGTAGTGATGCGTTTTATGATAGTGATACTGTGCCATTTGGCGGAAAAAATATAATCGAATATACAGTTTTAGATGCAGGAAATCCTTATTATCCATTAACTACAGCGTTCGATATAACATCACTTAGCTCTAAAGCAGTTTTGATTTACAAAAACGGTGTACAATTATTATATGGTATTGATTATGAATTTACTACCGAAGGATTTGTATATATTTTTACAGTTCAAAATGATGATAAAATTGAAATACACGAATATGAAACAACCGATGGTTGTTTTGTTCCGCCTACTCCTAGTAAGTTAGGACTATATCCATTATACGAACCAAAAATTTATGTTGATACTTCTTATAGTACTCCTACCAAAGTAGTTAGAGGACACGATGGAAGTAGAACTGTTGCATTTGATGATTTTAGAGATGAATTGCTTTTAGAATTAGAGAAAAGAATCTTTAATAATGTTAAAAATAGATATGACGCAGAAATTTTTAATATCTATGATTTTGTACCAGGACGTTACAGAAACACTGGATTAAGTCAAAAAGATATAGATTTTATTCTTATCGCAGATTTTATAAATTGGACTAATGTTTCTCAGGTTTACGATTATCAAGAAAACAAATACAGTGATATAAATGATTCTTTTTCATACAATTATAAAGTTTCAAGCGACATTGATGGAAATAGATTAGAAGGCTTTTGGAGAGCTGTATATAAAAATGCGTATGATACAGATACTCCTAATTTAACACCTTGGGAAATGTTAGGTTTTACTGTACAGCCAACTTGGTGGGAAAGTGTTTACGGTCCTGCGCCTTATACATTAGATAACATTCCATTATGGAAAGACTTAGAAGCAGGTATAATTAGAGAACCAAATAAACTAATTAGAAAAAATGTAAAATTTGCTCGTCCTAATCTTACAAAACAAATACCAGTTAACGAAAATGGGCAGTTGAGAAGTCCTTTTGAAACTGGATTTGCAAAAGATTTTAGTTTTGCAAATCAAATTGGATACAGTCTTGAATTTGGTGATCAAGGACCTGCTGAAACAGCATGGCGTAGAAGTAGCGAATATCCATTTAGTTTAATTACAGCACTATTGTTACTTAGACCTGCACAAATTTTTGGTTTAACTTATGATAATAGTAAAATTAAGAAAAACTTAGCAGGAAATATAGTTTACAATGATGCCGGAATAAGAACTTCTAAAATTGATTTCGATAATCTTACTAGTGGATTAATAAATTATATCAAAGGATTAATCAATTTTAAAAGCATGTCTTTTGAAAAATATAAAGATGATGTTAAAAATATAAGTTTTAATTTAAGTTTTAGACTTGCTGGCTTTAGTGATAAAGAAAAAGTAAATCTTGTGTTAGACAGTAAAACTCCTAACAGCAGCGGCGACATATTTACGCCTCAAGAAAATTACAATTTATTTTTAAAAACTAGCAGTCCATATGATGTAGCTACTTATAGTGGTGTTGTAATAGAAAAAGTTGCAACTGGATATAATATAAGAGGTTACGATAGATATAATCCGCAATTTACATATTATGATGTTATACCATCAAATAATGATCCGTTTTTCACAGTAGGAGGTATAAGCGAAACATTTAGTAATTGGACAAGTGAAAAATTATATGTTGCAGGTGGAATTGTTAGATTTAGTGACGTTTACTACAGAGTTAACGAAACACACACAAGTGGAAATGATTTTGATAATACAAAATTTAGCAAGTTAGCAGAATTGCCAACTGTTGGTGGTAGAACAGCAAGATTTAGTAAAAGATTTTCAACTCAAAAATCTACTCTCCAATATGGTACAGTTTTAAAAACTTATCAGCAAGTTGTAGATTTTCTTTTAGGATATGATAGATACTTACAAGAAATTGGATTTGAATTTGACTACAATAATTCAAATTACGGAATTGTTGAAAACTTTAGACTAAGTGCAAAAGAATTCTTGTTTTGGACTACACAAAACTGGGGCGAAAATAGTGTAATAAGTTTATCACCTAGTGCAAACCAAATAAAATTTAAAAGAAATTTCTACTTACCCGACAGCTTGTATGATGGTATTTTTGACTATGAAATACTAGATCAAGACGGTAAATTGCTTTCTAATGAATTTGTTAATTTGGTTAGAGATACAGACAATACTTTTAGTTTAGCAAGTAACGATGAAAATATAGGTGTTTACTTTGTAAGACTATTCTTAGTTCAAAAAGAACATTGTATTGTTATAGATAATAACACTGTTTTTGCTGATACTATCTATAATGAAACAAGTGGATATAGACAAGAGAGAATCAAAGTAGTTGGTTATAAAACAGCAGATTGGAGTGGTACATTAAATATTCCAGGATTTGTGTTTGACGAACCTAAAGCAACAAAATGGAAAAGTTATGCTGATTACATAATTGGTGATGTAGTACAATATAAAGACAAATATTATACAGCTATATTAAGTCATACGAGTGCAGAATTCTTTAATGCTACAAATTGGACTATCTTAAGTGAAAAGCCAACTAATCAGCTAATACCAAACTTTGATTACCGTGCAAGTCAATTTGCTGATTTTTATGACCTAGATACAGATAATTTTGATACAGAACAACAAAGGTTAGCACAACATCTAATTGGATATCAAAAAAGAGAATACCTAAAAAATATAATCAACGATGATATTAGTCAATACAAATTCTATCAAGGAATGATACAAGACAAAGGCACTAAAAATGTTTTAACAAAATTGTTTGACAAATTAAGTGCTGCTGATAAAGATAGCATTGAGTTTTTTGAAGAATGGGCTATTAGAGCAGGACAATATGGTGCTACAGATAGTTTTGATGAGTTTGAAATTACTATAGATGAATCTAAATATAAGTTATCACCTCAACCCTTTGAATTAGTTAAATCTGTTGATAGAACAAGAACTGATTTTATCTATCAAGTTCCTACAACTGATATAGAAATTAAACCTTTAAATTATAATGAAACTATTTTTGAATACAAAGATTATGAAGAAATTACTAAAACAGCTGGATATGTAGCACCGGCACAAATAGACTTTATCACATCTGGTATAGATCAACTTCTTGGTTTTGATATAAATTTAGTTACACAAGGACAGTATGTTTGGGTAACTGAAGATGGACTAGATTGGAGTGTTTACGAATTTGTTAAAAAAGATTATCAAGTTGAACGTATTGTAAAAACTCTTACAGGTTTTAAAGTTTTCTTTGATAAACAACACGATTTATCACCTAACGATGTTATAGGCTTGACAAATATTACTGATGAACTTGACGGATTTAGACAAGTAATATATACTGGATATAAAGAAGTAGAATTTTACACAGAATCAGACATTGCTGAAGATGAAATTAATTTAGAAGATAGTAGCAAAGGTATTGTACTTAAAGTTGCATCGAGAAGATTTAATGATATTGATTCTTGTAATACAAATTTAACAGTTACAGACGTATCTGATGGTAAAAAAGTATGGATTGACAATATTGGAAATAACAAATGGTCAGTATTAGAAAATAAATCTGTATTTGATGTTGAAGATATTATTGTAAATCCGCAAACAGGATTAAAAACTAACTTTGCAGATGCTATTGCTGTAGATCAAACAAACACCAGACTTGCTATAGGTGATCCTAATAGCAATGGCAGAGTTATAGTTTATAGTCGTATTGGTGAAAACGGAGACTTTACATCTACTGAAAATTATCAAGCAGATACAGCAATAGTAGGAAACAACAGCAGATTTGGTGCAAGTTTAGCTATGTCACCAAATGGAGACTACTTGTTTGTTGCAGCGCCAAATGCTGCAAACTTAAACACTAGATTCAAAGGTAATATTTTATCAGGCACCAGTTATAGTGCAGGTGATATTGTTAATGACCGAGGTACACTCTGGAGAGCTAAAGTAGATATTGATGGTAGTGATACAAGTACAATTAATAAACTTAGCCAAGATTGGGAAGTTGCGCCGTTAATCGAAGTTGATAATGATGGCAGTTCAACAGCATCAGTAAGTGGTGCAGTTTCAATTTATAAAAAAGCCGAAGTAGGAACAACATATGAATTACAAACCACAATTGTAAGCCCAGACCCTACAGCCGCAGAGCAATTTGGCAGAATTGTAAAGTGTAGAAAAGACTTAGACGGTATTTTACGTTTGTATATTGCTAGTAATGTAGCTGAAGGTAGAATATATTTCTTTGATAACGATACCGAAGATGGAAGTTTTAAATTCAGCAAAGATAACAATTATAGAGGTAGTTTTTCTGTTGCAGAAAATTATGTCGAAGGTGAAATAGTCTGGTATAATACTACTGGTGGTGCCGACGGAGATAGTAACTTATATCGTGCTACTAAAGATTTACCGGCTCAAACATTTAATTCAGCATTTTGGGAAGTATTAGATGTTTATGTAGATTATAAAGGATATATTCCACCACAAATTAACTTGTTAAAAGAAGAAAGCGATAATCTTGGTGTTGCAGATGGATTTGACATTGCTACTGACTTTGATGTAAGTTTAGATGGCGAAGTAATTATAGTTAACGGCGAAGATGTTCTTAATACAAATAAAGTTAGCATATACAGAAGAGTTGATAACAGATACGCTTATTACGAAACTATTGAAACAAATGATATAGGCGAAGACTTTGGAAGAAATATTGCGGTCAGTGCAAACGGAAAAGCAATAGCAATATCGGCGATAAGAAATGATGACTTAGGAACCGATTATGGTGCTGTATATGTTTACAGATACAATGGAAACGAATATGCACTCACACAAACTCTTTATCCGCCAACTGGCAATGATGGAGAATTGTTTGGTATTGATTTAAACTTCAGCGATGAAAACTTAATCATTGCTAGTGCAAATGGATTTAGATCTAATCCAACATTGTTTGATCAAACGTTAATCCGTGTTGAAGATACAACATTTGACAATAACACAACCAAGTTCTTTAATAAATTTGAAAATGGCGGAACTATATACATTTTCCAAAATTTCAATAACAACTATTTGTATGCTGAAGAATTGGATTGGAACTACAACACAAAAGGCAGTTCGACTCCAATCTTATTAAGTAATTTTAATCACATTTATATAGGGTATCCTAGATTAGAATACACAGCAGATTACGGTGTTGTTGTTAATTTAAAAAGAGATAAAACAAAATATACTTGGAACAAATTATCGGAACAAATTGACACACCAGATATTAATAAAATTAAACGTGCATTCTTGTTTGATAAAACCAACAATGATATAATTACATTCCTTGATGTTGTGGATCCGATCCAAGGAAAAATAGCAGGTCCAGCAGAAGAAGCTATTGATTTAAAACTTGCATTTGATCCTGCAAGTTATTCTGTAGATGTAACCAATAACAACAACCAAGATTTTTGGGCTAGTGAATTTGTAGGTACATATTGGTGGAATACTGGATCTACTAAGTGGTATAATCCTTATCAAGGTAATGCAGAAAACCAAACAAGTTTTTGGAATAAATTAATTCCTAATAGTACTACAGAAGTTTACGAATGGGTAGAGTCAGATTACTTGCCAAGTGAATGGGACGAACTTGCAGATACAAACGACGGTATCATAGAAGGCATCAGCGGTATTAGTAAATATGGAGATTTTAAATACAGTGTTGGTCGTAAATTTAATAGTGTAACAGAAACATTTGAAACAAAGTATTATTTCTGGGTGCAAAACAATAAGCTTCGTACAAGCGAAAACAAAAAAATTAGTTCTTATGATGCACAACAATTAATAGTAGATCCTCAAGGATCAGGATATAGATTCATGAGTGCCTTAAGCACTGATAAATTTGCATTGCATAACGTAGGTTCTTTAATAAAGGATAAAGATGTTGCTTTACACATTGATGTTTACAAAGGTGAAATAAACGATAGAAATATTCACACTGAATATAAACTTTTAAGTGAAGGATTAGCAGGAAGTAATCCACCAGAAACATTTATTAATAAATGGATTGATAGCTTAGTAGGTTATGATGTTAATAACAGACCAGTACCTGATCCTGATTTAGGCGAAACTAAAAAATACGGCATTGAAAATCGTCCAAGACAAGGTTTATTTAGGAACAATTTAGAAGCACTGAAACAAACTTTAGAAAGAACAAACTATATTTTAAGACAACAAATTATTACTGATTTTAAAGATATAGACGACTTGTTCAAAGAAGATCAAAAACCTAGATTGTTAGAAGGCTTATTTGATGTTGAAGTTGATACAGTTGATGATATAACAACAATAGGGGTAGCAAATACTAAACAAGCAACACTGACTCCTGTATTAGAAAATGGTAGACTTGTAAGTGTTATTGTAGATGACAGAGGGTATGGTTACAAATCTGCACCCCAAGTAACTGTTACAGGAACAGGCACAGATGCAGAAGTACAAGTAACTATCGATAATGTTGGCAGAATTAGTTCTGTGAAAATTGTTAATCAGGGTAATAATTATTCTTCTATGAACTTGTCAGTCCGTCCATTTAGTTTATTAATAAATTCTGATGCAGAACTTAATGGTAAATGGGCAATTTATGATTATGATTATAATGGCAACTTTGAAAGAGTAAAATATCAAAGGTGGACTGTTCCAAGTTACTGGAACTACAGCGATTGGTATGAAACAGGATATGATGCAAATACAGCTATTGATTACTTAATAGATGGTAGCTATCAGTTAGACAGTATTAACGATACAATTGGCGATGTTGTTAAAATCAAAGATGTTGGAACAGGTGGATGGTTGTTGTTACAAAAAATAGATGTCCAACCAGAAGTTGACTACACTGTAAACTACAAAACTATAGGACGTCAAAATGGTACTATACAGTTTAGTAGTAGATTGTATCAAAATACAAATTTTGGTTTTGATAAAATCGGATTTGATAATTTAGTGTACGATACTGAACCAGTTAATGAAAGACGTATTATATTAGAAACACTAAGAGATAAAATTCTAATAGATGATTTAGAATTAAAATTCAATGAAATACTGTTTACAGGTATTAGATATGCATTGTATGAGCAACAAACAGTGGATTGGATATTTAAAACTAGCTTCTTAACAGCAAAACACAATGTAGGCGAATTAGATCAAAGAATCAACTTTAAATCAGATAATCTTGATAGTTACAAAGATTTTATTAGTGAAGTTAAACCTTACAGTAGTAAAATTAGAGAATACATCAGCGCATATGATAAAGTAGAAAATTCTCAAACTATGATAAGTGATTTTGATTTACCTCCTAGATATGATCAGATTCAAAACAAAATTGTTACCGAAACAGTAAAATTCTACAATGAAAGAATTGTAGGAGATAGAGAATTTATTGATACATATCCTCAAAAGAATTGGCTTGAAAATTAC